TAAGATCATACAAGTACTTGGCATCACACAAAAGCTAAGCGGTTGCGGATGGCATAGAGTCATGCTGCCTTTGGCATTCTTGCCAGACTCTTACAACCATGTGTGCAATGTACCTACAAAAGAAATACTTGAAGAGAGGCAATTTGATATTTTGTTGTATAACAGATTCAGTCAATTTGATAATGATTGGGATGAGACAAAGCAGCACTTTAAAGTAGTGATGGATCTGGATGATGACTGGGAATTGCCATACAACCATCCGTTGTATTATGGATATGAGGCACACAAAAAGCGGATCATTAACAACATCTTTAATGCTGATCTTGTGACATGCACAAATGAAAGGATCGCTGACAAGGTAAGCAAGTACAACAAGAAAGTATTAATACTGCCTAACTGCATACCTTATGGTGAGCATCAATACAATGGTGACAAATACGAAAGCGACAAGACGCGTATTTTTTGGGCCGGCGGATCTACACACCTTGAGGACATTAAGTTGCTAGCAAATCCTTTTAAAAGACTGACTGCATTAAAAGACATTGAGATGGTGCTTGGCGGATATACTGACACAGATCCAGTGAGCAAATCATACTGGGATAAGATACATTCAATGTTTACGAATGGCGGCAAGTTAGCTAATAGAAAACTTATTAGTGAACTGCCAAGCAATTATATGGAGCATTTTAAACATGCAGACATTATGGTTGTGCCTTTGCAAGAGTCACCATGGCATGCGAGCAAAAGCAATTTAAAGCTACTTGAGGCAGCAGCTAAAAGAGTGGCAGTGATAGTGAGCGATGTTGAGCCATACAACCTAGACAAAGATGCACCAGTGCTATGGGTAAAAAATCAAGCAGACTGGTTTAAACATTTATCATACTTAGTAAACAACCCAGATGAAAGGATCAAGATGGGCAATGATCTTTTTGAGTGGGCAAAAAACAAATACAATCATGAGCGAATTAATGAAGCTAGACGATCGGCATTTGCAGACCTTGTTAAAGCATAAGCATTTTTATGATCTGTTTAAGACAACCGGTGAACTGGTTGGATTTACACATGAGATCCAAAACGAACTTATAGAAGTCATGCGCACAAAAGATCCGTACTACACATACAACGGCAGATGTGGTGCATGCGTGGGATCATTTTTAGTTAACGTATATAAAACATTCAATGAGTACATTCATTCATAAGACGGCCATTGTAGGGCCAAATGTCACACTAGGTGACAATGTTTACATCGGGCCATATTGTGTGATCGGTGAGCCAGCAGAGCATAAGCTATTCTGGAATGCGCCAGTAGGCGAAGTTGTGATCGGTGATGACTGCGTGATCACTGGTCATGTGACTATTGATGCCGGCACAATTGACAAGACAATAATCGGTGCTGGTGTCTGGATGCTTAAGCATTCACATGTAGGTCATGACTGCGTGATCGGTAACAATGTGACAATCAGTTGTGGTGCAAAGATTGGTGGCCATACAATTGTCGGTGATGGCTGCAATATTGGACTTAATGCAGTGATCCATCAAAAGCAGATCATAGCTAAAGGATGCATGATTGGGATGGGTGCCGTGGTGACAAGAAAGCTACACACTACACATGCAACAAAATATGCTGGCAACCCAGCAAAGGAAATAGGCAAAAATATATTTTAATGAGAATACTAATAGCTGGCTTGATTTATGGCAAAAGACCTAGATCAGTCATTATAGATAATTGCACAAAGACTGGCTATTATGCTGAAACTATCTTAATTGATACAGAAGGCATAGCAAACGCAATGAATGAAGCTATTGACATTGCTGGTGTGGATGGCTATGATGCAATTGCTTATCTAGCAAATGACATCATTGAGCCGGACAATTGGCTTGCTAAAAAGGTTGAGGCATTGCAGACTTACCCAGATGCCGGCATTGTTGCAAGCAGCTTGGACAGAGAAAGGCGTGGCATAAAGAGTCAGCATATTATAAGCAACTGGCTACTTAGCATGAAGGTAGTTGATAAGATCGGCATCTTTAATGAGTCCATGTTTCCTTATGGGCCTATTGATCTGGACTATTGTGAGAGGGCCAACCTAGCTGGATTTAATACCTACTATGTGATGGACTGCCTTGCCGAGCATATAGGCGGTCATGCATCTGGTGATGAATATGGGTATAACAAAACCGAACTATTACAAAAGAATTGGGCGCAGCATGAAGCCGACATAAGAGGCTATCGTGATGGCACTAAAAATATAAAACTATGGAAATAAGAGAAAGCGTGACTAGAAAGTTTAAGGACATAGATGAAGAGAAATTAATGGAGTTGGCCTTTGCATATTGCGACAATTGCATGGAGGGCCAAAAGCAAGTGGCAACTGGATCGGGCAAGATTGTTGAGATTAGAGATCGCTTTGTGCCAACGATTGACTATTTCTTAGATCATTGGCTAAGAAAGCATGACTTTGAATTTTACACAAGAATGGGCCTTTGGAAAATAAGACAAGATCCTACGCATCCTTATCATGAGGTTGCTAATAGGATCGTATTTATGTTTAAGTCATTGGCTATTGATATTGTAGCAAATGAAGGCAAAGCAATTTTCTATGCAAAAAATGCACTCGGCATGACTGATCGCGCAACTACTGAAAATACAAACATAGAAACAATCACAATCAAGTATGAATCTTGACATAAAACTACCTAAGCCACATCCAGCACAAAAGCAAGTGCTTGACTCGGAGGCTCGTTTTAGAGTGATGATGTGTGGTAGAAGGTTTGGCAAGTCATTGATCAGTCAAAACATATCTATTGAGACCGGATTGAAGAGACAACATGTTGCATACATCACGCCAACGTATCAGCTTGGCAAGATGTTTTTTAAAGAGATTTGCAAGATATTGCCGGACAAGGTTTATAAAAAGAATGAGACAGATTTGCTTATTGACTTTGTCACTGGCGGATCTGTTCGCTTTTATACTGGTGAGAGGCTTGACGCAATGCGTGGTACTAAATATCATCTAGTGATCATAGATGAGGCATCCTATATTCCAAATCTAGAGGATGGCTGGAATAATTCAATAAGACCTACGCTTACTGACTATAAAGGCAAGGCTATATTTTTAAGCACGCCAAGAGGCAAGAACTATTTTTATAGCATGTTTATGCGTGGTGGTGAGCCTAACTGGGAATCTTTTAAATTTACTACCTATGACAATCCACACATTGATCCCACTGAAATTGACGCAGCAGCAGCACAACTGCCGGCAGTGGTATTCAAGCAAGAGTACATGGCAGATCCTATGGAAAATGCAGCCAACCCTTTTGGTAGCGATTTCATATATGCTTGCACCAGAGAAACAAAAGGCGTAGCTGCTTATTACGGAATTGACTTGGCCAAGTCTGTTGACTGGTCAGTGATCATAGGCATGGACAAGCAAGGCAATGTGGTACACTTTGAGCGCTTTCAAAAAGACTGGATGCAAACTAAAGAGACGATCTTAAGATTGCCAAAGAATCTGCCGATCGTAATTGATAGCACTGGTGTTGGTGATGCCATAGTTGAAGAGTTACAAAAGAAGTTTACACAGATGCACGGCTTTAAGTTTACGGCTACAAGCAAGCAGCAATTGCTTGAGTCACTAAGCAGCGCTATTCAAACTAAGTCAATTAGCTATCCAGATGGCCCGATCAAACAAGAGTTAGAGGTATTTGAGTACACATTCACACCTACTGGTGTGCGTTATTCTGCACCGCAAGGCTTTCATGATGACTGCGTGATTGCTTTGGCTTTGGCTAACAAATGCCGTATTGATCATAAACAAGTGGGCAAGTACCATGTTATCTAATAAATATATTTAATAAAGTATGAAGTTAACTATTGACAAATTCCAAAAGCTACAAAGCATATCAACACTTGAGACAGATGAGTTGTTAAAAGCGACTAGGCTGGTGCAAGTATTGCTTGATAAAAGCGAGGCAGAGATTGATGCAATGCCAGTAAAGAAGTTTGCAGTCTTATGTGAAAAACTACAAAAGGCATTTGATGTTAAAGTAAACGAGGCGACAATGTCAAAGCCTAAGCAAATCATATATTGCAACAACAAGGTATATCATTTAAACTTTGACATAAAGCCTCCATTTAACACTGGGCGATATATTGAGGTCTTGACATTTAGTAAAGATGATCCTATTATCAACATGCATAATATCCTTGCTAGTATTTGCACACCTATGAAATGGAGTTGGCGCAAGCTTAACTTTGTCAAGCAAAACTACGATGTGTCAAAGCATGAGGAATATGCCAACGATTTGAAACAAGCAAACTTTAAGCACGGATATTTCGCAATGGTTTTTTTTTATCATGTCTTAAAAGCTTCAACGGACAATACGATGGATTGTTTGAAAGCACAGATGAATTTGAGGAAATTGGACAAAAGAAGAGTACAACAATTGAGGAAAGTTTTGCAAGCAATTGGGGGTGGGTATTCAATGCAAAACAAGTAAGTGAGTTTGAAGGCATACCATTAGATCAAGTTTATGACTTATCAGTCATTCAATTTCTTAATGATTTGTCCTATTTAAAAAGCAAAAAGCAGTTAGATGAGCATCAATATAAACAAAGCACAAACAGACTTTCTTAGTCAAGGTGGCGATCTAGGTGGCACTAACATCATGGAGTTTGGTGTACTCAATGGCGTGCTTGAGCAATATGGCGAAGAGTTACTAAAAAACATTAGTTATTTTGGTAACAATAAAGGCGTAGTCGGTAGCGGTGAATTGCTTAGTAATATGATCCCAGAGATCATTGAGCAAAATGGTGTAACTACCTTTACACTAAGAATGCTAGACTATTTTGACTATCCCAATGAGGGTGTAAAAGGTGTTGATAGTTCAAGAAATGCACCCAATTCAACATATCAATACAAGAACTATGGCATGCCAGAGAGCGGCCGAGCATCTCTAAAAAGATACATACAGAGTGGGAAGGCGAAGATTACAAGTGTGATGAATGACAAGGCTTTAGGCAAAGGCGGTGAAAAAATAGGTGTAAGCTTTAGCAAAAAAGGATCTTTAATTGATAGGCAAGTTGATACTTTAGCTTATTTAATTAAAAGATTTGGTATTAAAACAACTAACTATTTCACGGATGCTTTTAACAAGACCTTTGAGAATTTTGAGGTTAAGATGGCAGAGGCGGTTGGATCGGACATTGTAGTCACATTTGAGAGAATTAATTTGAATAAAAGTAATAAATAATGGCAATAACAAACTTAGGTTATCCAAGTGGCAGTCCATCGGTGCAAGACACTCTTTGGCATATATTTGACTCAAACATAACAAGCACAGACTTGAAATATGTTGTTGATCTTTACGTTGGCGGAGCGCAGCAAGTAAGAGTTAAGCTTTACCCAGAGCCAGTGACCGGCATCGGATATTTTGACGCTGGGCCTATTATAAGAAACACAATGACTTATCAGTGGCTAACACCTAACACAAACGTATTAATGTGCGAGCCAAATGTAAGCGGACAAATAGCACAGACATATCAATATAGAATCGGTGAGGAATATAGCGGTGTGACTTATTTAAACTTAGCAAGTGGCAACGTAACTGCTTACAATTTTGTGGCTCCTACATTTGAGCGCAAGGTGACAGATTTAAGCGCTTACAATGGCAAAGCATTAAGCAATAGGCCAAACGAAATAAATGCAGCACTGGGTGACAATATCTATATAGGTGCAAAGGATGTGAGCGGAATGGTTGTGTCAACTTATAATTTTAGCAATGTAAAAATTGCAGACACTACTTATTCTCTTGGCAGCACTAAGGCATTTGCGCAGCTTAACGTAGGATCGCCGGCTTTGAACAACCCTACTGCCGTGATCACATCATCTGTTAAATACTACACAATCACAATAGGCACTAGCACATATAGAGTTAATATGGAGTGCAATCCTAAATACACTAGCTACAACCTACACTTTATGAATCACCTAGGCATGTTTGACACTGCCAAGTTTAATCTAGCATCTAGGCTATCAATGGATATGCAAAGAAAGTCTTATGAAAAAAGAGACTACACTTTTGGCGCGTCATCTGTTACTTATTATGATGCCAATAAAAAGTATGTTGATAGCAAGGTGAATTATCTAAATAAAAAGGATCATGCATATAAGCTTACAATGAATGCACCGACAGATAGCCAATTTGAATGGCTTGCAGAATTAATTGACTCACCTCAAGTTTACTTTGAGTTGGATGGTTACTTTTATCCAGTAAGCATTAAGAATACAAATTTTGAATATAGCAAATATGTCAATAATAGATTAAGAGTTTTTGAGGTAGATATTGACATTAATCAAACACGCTTTAGCCAATTAAGATAACATGACTAGAATATTTATTGAAGGATATGAACTTGATTTGACGCAAGGCTTAAGCAATCAAATTACTTATGCCATTGATGATCTACAAAACATAGATAGCAAAAGTACAAGCTTTACAAAGACAATAGTATTGCCCGGCACTGCTAACAATAATAAATTGCTAGGCAATATCTTTGATTTTAACAATGCTAACTTTGACAATCCTCTTGATCCAAATGTGCTGGCAAACTTTAACGCAGCGCGTAACGCATCGGCACGAATAGAGATTGACGGATTGCAGATCATGAAAGGTGTTTTACGCTTACTTGAGATCGTATATGTTGACGGAGCGATTGAATACGAGTGCGCATTATTTGGTGAATTAGGTGGATTTATAAATGCACTTGGCAATAAAAGACTTGAGGACTTAGACTTTAGCGCTTATGATCACACATACTCTTATGCTAATATTGTGGCAAGCTGGAATACTACCGGCAGCACTAGCTATTGTTATCCTTTAATTGATTATGGAAATGTCAGCACAGATAAGATAAATTTTCAATATAAGACATTCAAGCCAGCATTGTTTGTGCGTGAATATCTAGATAAGATTTTCACTGGCAGTGGCTACACTTATGAATGCGACTTATTTAATACTAGCGATTTTAGAAAACTAATTGTGCCTAACAATTCAAAGCAATTAACTAAAGAGACAAGCGATGTCCTTAAATTGACTAAAGCAATAAATCAAAGCATGAATACTGGTGGCTCACAAGACTTTGTTAGTTATGAGACTAAAGTAGGCTCTTTATTTACTGCAAGCGCTGGGAATACTACATTTACTTATACTGGTACGCCTACGCTTACTACTAATTTAACAATTGAACTTTTTGGTGATTATACTTTAGCTAGAAGGCCATTAACAATAGCAGTCTTAAAAAATGGAGTTGCAATATCTGGATCAAGTCAAACTTATAATGGCACTGATTTGCTTTATTATAATAAATCTTTATCTGTTACTCTAGCAACAAATGATACATTAAGAGTAAGAACAAGTTGCATACTTGACATTGGTGATGAGGTTAATGTAAGCGAAAGTACAATAAATGTTATAAACAATGTTGCAACAACTGCGCCTATTGAATTAGGTGACACAATGGTGATCAATAATACAATCCCAAAAGGTATATTTCAAAAAGACTTTGTGACATCCATCATGAAGATGTATAATTTATTGATTGTTGAAGATAAATATAAGACAAATCATTTAGTGATTAAGCCTTATGTTGATTTTTATACTGGTACGATTGTTGATTGGAGTGACAAGCTAGATCATAGCAAAGCAATTAAGATCAAGCCAATGAGTGAGATCAATGCTAGATATTACAATTTTAAATATAAACAAGACAATGATTTTTACAATGAAGATTATCGCAAGAAATTTAATGAGGGATATGGTGATAGGGTGTACGATAATGGTCTTGAATTTGCTAAAGATACTGAGAGTGTTGAAATAATATTTGCGTCATCACCTTTGTTTGGCACAAGTACAACTGACAAAGTTTTCCCAGCTATTTATAAAAAGTCGGACAATAATACCAAAGAAGATCCTATGGATCATATCATGCGTATTATGCAAATAAACAAAATTACTGGTGTAACAAGTTGGAGCATATTAAATGGAGCGACTAACTTAGGATCAAACACTGCGTATTTATTTTGTGGACATTTAAACAATCCAACAACGCCAAATATTGACATAAACTTTGGCGCACCACAACAATTGTTTTTTAATTTAGCAAGTGGTGACTTAAGCTACAACTTATTCAATGTTTACTACTCGCCGTACATGTACGAAATTACTGACAAAGATAGCCGTTTACTAACCGGCTTTTTTGATTTAACGGAACTAGACATTTTTAATATAGATTTTGCAAAGTATTATTTTATTGATGGCGGACTTTATAGACTTATAAAAGTGTACGATTATAGTCCAGAAAACAATGATACTACAAAGGTTGATTTGTTAAGAGTGATTGATGCAGTTGGTACTGATTTTGTGCCATCTACAACAACAACTACTACAACTACAAGTACAACTACTACAACTACAACTTTAGCTACTTTTGATGCATCTTATAGCATGGTGAGTGCTTATGATGTCTGCAACAATGTATGTCCAAATCCAGCGCGTCCAGTTGAAACATTTACCATTTTAGCTGGTGGTGGCACACTTTGCACTGCGACTAAATTAACAAGTACTTTAATTGCAAATGGTACAATCACTGGCAATTTCTGGTTAAGCGCTTGTACTGGCACTAGCAGAGGATTTACTATAATTATTGAAGGCGGTCAATTTGTAGCAGTATGGACGGAGTCAACATGTCAAACATGTCCGGCAGTTACAACTACAACTACTACAACAAGTACAACTACAACTACTACAACGGCCGCGCCTACAACAACTACTACAAGTACAACAACAACTACTACAACGGCTGCAACTACAACAACTACAACAACGGCTGCGCCTACTACAACTACTACAAGTACTACTACAACAACAACAACTGATCCTTATGACTATTATATAGCAGATGAAATTGATTGCTCTAATTGTTCAGTAGTAGCTGCTGATCAAAGAGTATCATTCCCAACCGGTACAAGTGTAACATTAAATAGGTATTATAGATATGTCGGTTTTGAAAATGACTATACTTATTATGTTAAAAGTGTAACTACGGCTGGTGGTGCAGTGGCTTTAGAATTGCCATCATATACAAATTGTAATGCAGCATGTGGAAATACAACAACTACAACAAGCACAACAACTACTACAACAACTCCGGCACCTACAACAACTACAACAAGCACAACAACTACTACAACAACGCCGACACCTACAACAACTACAACAAGTACAACAACTACAACAACAACACTAGGTTATGCATTTGTTGATATTGCCAATGACACTGCCGGTACATCAATAACTAATATAACAATAAATGGAGTTCAAGTTGATGGTGCAGTATTTCCAATAGTTGCTGGTGATGGAGCATCTGCTACAACTACGCAAACTGGTGCATCTAGAACAATTGTTGTATCTTACACAAATATAAGTAATGACTCTGTTGAGGTGATTGACACTGCATCAAACCTTACTTGTATAAGTGCAACATCAACAAGCAGACCATTTGCTGGACAAGTTGTGAATGATGGAGGTACAATAAGCATTTCAATGTTTGACGGATCATGCCCATAAAAAAAACAATATGATTTATATTTGCACGCAACCTAAGATAGTTTATTACGCATGGCATTTAGAAGTTATGCTCACCAACTTTAAGTCGGTGGGCATACCAGATGATAAGATACATGTCTTGTTATCTGTTAGTAAAGATCAAAATGATAAAACTAACTGGCCAGAGACTACTGCTATGTATGAAAGATTAAAAGAGAAATTTAATACAATAGCTTTTTTTGAGTACAAAGATACTCGTGTGATGCCTACTTACATTCCCAGTGTGATCATGAATGCAGTCAAGCAGCACTATCAAGCTTATCCTTATTTGCAGATGGAAAATGTATTTCTGCATGACTGCGATATGATATTCACAAAGCCGGTAGATTTTAGCGATCTTGAGCAAGATGATAGTTGCTATGTTAGCGACTCAAAAGGCTTTATTTGGAGCGATTATATTCTAGAGAAAGGTCAAGACCTTTATGAAGATATGTGCGACATTGTTGGCTTAGATTATAGCATACCAATAAAGCACAGATTGCATAGCGGCGGATCTCAATATATTTTTAAAAATACTGACTATAAATTCTGGCAAAAAGTTGAAAGTGATAGTGTGGCTTTATATGACTATTTTCAAAAGAGTGAGCCATTAAGAGTGCAAAAAAATCCAAGCTATTATGGCATCCAGCAGTTTACTGCCGGCATGTGGGGTATGCTTTGGAATTGTTGGTATCATGATCTTGATGTAAAAATAACGCCAAGACTAGATTTTTGCTGGGGTACTGATCCGATTGAAAAATGGAGCAAGTGTGATATTTTCCACAATTCCGGCGTGACTTATGACATTGGCAAAAATCATAATATATTCTACAAAGGCGCATACACAGACAAATTGCCTTATCAAGATGTGATGAATACAGAGTACAATGAGACCTTTGGATCATTTAATTATACTAACCTAATAAGACAAGTTGCACAAAACACTTGTTTAAAATAATAAAGCATGGCAACTAAAAAGACAACAATTGCCGCCGAGATTAAGATTGACACCGGCGGTGCAGAGAAAGAGGTCAAAGATTTAAAAGATGGCATACAAGGTATTGGCAATGCCACAGAAGGCAGTATTGCCCAGCTTAAAGAATTAAAAAAGCAGTTAAAAAATACGGCTGCCGGCTCCGAGGAATTTAAAAAACTTTATAGCCAAATTGACGATCTAGAGGATAAAATTAAGGGATCTAAAAAAGCATCTAGCGACTGGATTGATACTTTAGAGAGTGCTGGTGGCCCACTAGGAATGGTAGGAGCCGCGCTTAATAAAGCAAAGGTTGCTACAACATCATTTAGTGCTGCACTTAAAGCAACTGGTATCGGATTGCTAGTTAGTTTAGTAGCTGGACTTGCTGCTGCATTTGCAAAGAATGAAGGTGCAATGAAAAAACTTGAGCCTATCATGACTCAGTTTGGTAGGATATTAAATGGCATTTTAGGAGCAATGCAGCCATTAATAGACACTTTCATTGATCTTGCTACTAAAGCATTGCCTTATGTCACAGATGGCTTTAGAGTGGCTTATTCTGCAATGAGTTCTTTTTTGCAAGGATTGGGCCTTGTAGGATCAGCAGTTAAAAAGTTTATAAGTGGTGACTTTAGTGGTGCGTGGGATGATGCTAAAAAATCTGTGACAGAATTTGGCACCAGATATGAAGATGCAAATAAAAGATTTATTTCTGGATCTAAGGAATTGACTGATACAGAGAAACAACAACAAGCCGAGAGGCTTGCAGCAAAAAAGGCGCATGATGAAAAAATGGCGGCTTTAGCAGAAAAAAGAGCAGCAGAAGAGAAAGCAAGACTTGAGAAAGCAGAGGCAGATGCTCAAGCTTATGAAGAGTTTGACACTGCTTTACAACAAAGACTTATTGAAATTGAAGATGAAAGAATAGAGAAAGAAAAAAAACGCACTGAGGATTTAATGGCGCGTCAAGAATTATATAATAAATTTTACAATGATCAACTTGTAAAAATAAAAGAATTAGAGCAACAAAGAGAGGACACAACCTTTGCAACAAATATAGCAATTCAGCAAAGCTGGGCAAACTTAGGATCTAACATTGCCAACACTATTGGCAACCTTAGTGGCGCTTTAAAAGATGGTAGTGACTTAGCCAAGGCTTTTGGTATTGCTCAAGTTGCAATATCTACTGCTGCATCAATAGGATCAATTTTATTAAGTGGTAAGCAGCAACAAGCAGAATACAATAAAGCTATTGCAGCCGGTAACGCAACAATCGGAATAGGTATTGCAAATGCATTTATCCCCGGCTTTCAAGGCTTAGCAGCAGCGCAGATAGCTTCTGGTAAAGCAGCAGTGGGATCAGCAATTGCTGGTAAAGCAATATCTAAAACAAACACGGCAGCACAAGTTATTGCAGCCGGTATTGCCGGCGCTGCACAAATTGCTGCAATTGTAGCAAGTAAAAAGGCATCATCATCTGGCAGCATATCTGGCGGAGGCGATAGCAATAACAATGTATCAGTATCACCATCTGCACCATTAATGCCAACGGCATCAACAACTACCTTAAATCAAGCACAAGTTAACCAAATGGGCAACATGGCTGCAAGAGCGTATGTTGTAGAAAGTGACATAAGCGGCAATCAAGAAAGGATCACAAGATTAAACAGAGCCGCAAGAATCAGCTAAAAGTACCTAAACGGCATTAAAAATATTTATTAAGTATGAACTTACCTATTTACGAATTAAGAATACAAGAGGATCTACAAGATGATGCTGAGGTCTCATTTATTGCTCTTGTAGATAAGCCAGCAATCCAGCGTGATTTTGTAGCTTTTAGTCAAGATTTTATTGATCCAAGTAAAGGTGAAAGACAAGATGAGTTTTTGCCTAGATGTATTAGCTATGTGATCAATGAAGGCAAAGATAGTGAGCAAGCAGTTGCAATTTGCAATTCAATCTGGGATCAACACTTTGCAAGTGATAAGCCTAAATTAAATTTTGCAATCCAAGATGAAGATAAGCACATCATATCTGGCCCGATCATGCTAGCAGATAAGCCAATATATCGCAACAATAAAAAGTTTGGCGAGCATTTTGTGACATTCCCAGCAGACACAATTAAAGATATTGCGATTAAATTCAGCAAAAAAGGGTATCAAGACAAAGTTAATTTGATGCATGACAAGTCAATGACTTTGGATGGTTTGATTATGTTTGAGTCATTTATAGTTGACAAAGAGCGTGGCATTCAGCCAATGAAAGGATTTGAAGATGCAAAAGATGGCAGTTGGTTTGGTAGCTTTTATGTTGAGAATGAGCAAGCATGGCAGCTTATTAAAGAGGGCAAAGTGAAAGGATTTTCAGTTGAGGGATTTTTTGAGTATCCAATAGAAAAAAAGGAGCCAACCTATGCAGAGCAAAAGCTTGCAGAGTTGGCGGAGTTATTAAAAGTACCTTTATCAATTAAATAATATATATAAAGTATGAAAGACGCACAAAACATTCTAGAGAAAGTATCTTTGTTTTTCGCTGAATTAGTGAACAATGAAGATATGCCAATGCCAAGCGGCGAGCCTAAAGCAGAAGTTAAAATGATGGAAGCCAAATTGAAAGACGGCACTATTGTTGAAGTTACTGAGTTAGCAGTTGGTGGTATTGTAACAATTGCTGGTGTACCAGCACCAGTAGGTGAGCATGAACTTGAAAGCGGTGAGGTTATCGTTTTAGGCGATAATGGAGCGATCATGGAAATCAAACCAAAGAAAGAAGATGAGGTATCAGTAGAAGTTGAAGTACCAGCAGTTGAAGATATGAGCGCAAAATTTGCTGCTTTTGAATCTGCAACAAATGAAAAATTCAGCGCATACGAAAACAAGTTTGCACAATATGAGGCTAAATTAGGCCAAGCAAACAAAGTGATTGAAGGCTTAATGCAGATCAGCAAGATGTTGGTTGAAGCGCCTCAGTCAGCACCGGACGCTGGTGTAAAAACAAGCAACAACTTTGCAGAAGCTAAAACAGACGCAAAAGCAGAGTTTGATAAATTTTCAAAATCAATTTGTTCATAACTAAAAATTAAATAAAATGGCATTAGCATTTTCAAACATTGCAGCATATACTAAACAAGAGATTGCTCCATTGTTAACCGAAGCAGTTTTCTCTGCAAAGACTCAGTCTTACATCAAGTCTGGTGGTATCTTATTACCTAAAACAAAATCAAGCGTTAAAGTGCCTAAATTGGCTACAAACGCAAATTTCCAAACAGATTCTTGTGGATGGAATCCAAGTGGTACAACTACTTTGTCTCAAGCAGAGGTTGTAGTTGGTAAGATCAAAATTGAAGAGACAATCTGTCCTAAAGATTTTGAAGCTTATTTCTCTCAAGAAGCTTTAAAAGCTGGATCTACTTACGAAGATTTTGGATGGGCAGAGTTTCAAACTAAGTTCACAGAGCAAAAAAATAAGATGATCGCTAAGCAATTAGAAGTTGGCATCTGGCAAGGAAATACTCAAAGCAGCAACCCGAATCTTTCTCCATTTGATGGCCTTATTAAGTTGATTGATGCTGGATCACCAGTTGACGCAAACGTATCTGGTTATGTATCTGGTGGCCCAATTGCAACAATTACTGCTGCTAACGTAGTAAATGTATTGAATGCAGTTTACAGAGCGATCCCAGTTGAAATCATTGATGCAGAAGATTTAAAAGTGATGGTTGGTAACGATGTTTACAGATTAGCAATTTTAGCTTATCAAGCATTAAACCTTTACAACTACAAAGTAGATGGTGACGCAAATCAAACTTTTGTGATCCCTGGTACAAATGTTGAATTAGTAGCGGTTAATGGTTTAAATGGTACTGGTGACATCTACGCAACAACTTTGTCAAACATCGCTATGGCGTTTGACTTAGAAGCAGAAGAGGAAAACTACATGATTTGGTACTCTAAAGATAACAACGAAGTTCGTTACAGAGTAGCATTCAAATTAGGAGTTAACGTAGCTTACACTCAAATGTGTGTTAAGTTCAAGTCAACTATCTAATTTTATAAATAACCAAAGAAAGGCGGTGCAATAAACGCCGCCTTTTTTTTAAACTTTTTTATTATGCCATGTGCAATAACAAGCGGATATTCTATTGATTGCCGCGAAAATATCGGAGGCTTACAAGCCGTTTTTTTAGCCGAGTTCGGTAACATCACATCCGTTGCAGAAGTTAGCGGATTGGTTACTGGTATCACAAAAGCAACCGGCAAAAGATTTTATAAGTTTGAGGTGCCAAGAGCAACCGCAAACACAAGTTCAAATGCAACTGCATCCGAAGAGAATGGATCAGTATTCTATACTCATCAAGTAGTATTCCCTTTAAACAAGAGAGATTCTACAACTGCAAACATTGTGAGAACATTAGCTAAAAATAAGCTAGTTGCAGTTACTTTAGATATGGATGGCGTTTATAGAATGTACGGCGAAAACAATGGCCTTTATTTAGCATCTACTGAAAGTGGATCTGGTACTGCTGCTGGCGATCGTAACGGCTACAACATCACATTAACTGGTGTTGAGAAAGATGACTTTTTACAAGTGTCCAATGCAGTAGGATTGGCTCTTGAGACTGCTGGGTAATTTTACCAATAGTAGTACTTAATTATGCCCTACCTACTTTGTGTGGGTAGGGCATTTTAATTTTTATAACATGTTGCATATATACAAAGGCATTGACAATAATTTAATATTTACCGGCTTAGAATTGGCAACAATTTCCAACCCGAAATACTTGTTTATTTTCACAAGTGCAACAGATAATTGTGTTACATTTGTAGGGACAAACATAAGCACAGATGCAAGATACCAAAAGGTACTTGTTTTAAAGTCTGTGTTTGATTGCAAAGAGAGTGGCACTTGGAGGTATAAGATAAGAGAGCAAGCAAGCGCAACTAACACTAAAGAGAGTTTGAGCGGTGTGATAGTAGAAGAGGGATTTATGTATTTACATGACGAAACCGATTGTCCTCAACCAGAGTACAACGAGCAAGATAACGAATTTAAAACTTATACAAGTGAGCAATAAATATCAATTAATAAACATTCAATTTGATCAAGCGCAGCAGCCTAGATTTGAAGAGAAAAAAGGTAAAAATTATGTTGAGTTTGGTGCAAAAAACAATTACCCAAACTACTTAATTGAGTTGTATGGTGAGTCACCTAAGCACGGAGCAATTGTAAAAGGCAAAGTCAATTATATATTTGGCAAAGGCTTTGAAGGTGTTGAGCAAAAAGCTAATTCTCAAGGTGAGACTTGGAATCAAATCATGAAGCGCTCAATCTTAGATGATGAGTTGCAAGGTGGCTATTACTTACAAATCATTTACAATGCTTTGGGTAAGATCAAAGATGTATTTCACATTGAATTTCAAAAGGTAAGAGCAAGCAAAGACTTAAAGACATTCTATGTTAAGAATGACTGGACTGCTAGCGACTTTAAAGAGAAAGCAAGAGAGTACCCAGCATTCAATCCAAATGATCCTAGTGGCCCACAAATATTCTTTGTAAAGCAATACAACCCTAAAAGCGATGTATATCCTTTGCCAAGTTATTTCCAAGGCTTGAACTATATTGAGAGTGACATCCAAGTAAGCAGACACATTTTAGGCAATGCAAAGCACAACTTTGTAGCTACTAAATTGATTAACTTTAATAACGGCCTACCTCAAGAAGAGGAGCAAGAAATGGTTGAGACAGACTTGAAACGTAAGTTTGCAAATCATGACGGCGATCGTGTGGTGATTGCATTTAACCCATCTAAAGAGAATGCAGTTGACATTGTGAACTTAGGTGAGACAAGTTTAACAAAAGAAGATTTCACCAATGTCAATAATTTGATCATGCAAGAGATTTTTTCTTGTCATCAAGTTACAAGTCCGATGTTATTCGGTATCAAGACAGAGGGCCAATTAGGTGGCAGAAGCGAGATCCGCGATGCTTACCAAATATTCCAAAATACTTATGTAAATGAGCGCCAGCAAGAGCATGAGCAAACATTTACTAAATTGATGAATTTAGCCGGCATAGAGGGCGAGTTTAAGATCGTACCAGTTGAGCCGTTAAGCTTTGAATTTAGCGAGGCAGTGATGTCAGCTAACATGACAAGAGATGAGATCCGTGAGAAATTAGGATTGCAAAGTTCGGTTGTAACAGATGCTAGCGGTGTAACTACACAACCAGTACAAGCAAACGCAACTTTGACTAACTTAAGCGGACGCCAGCATCAAAATGTGATGCGCATTGTGCGTCAATTTGGATCTGGTAAGATCAACAAAGCACAAGCTAGTTTAATGTTAAAGAATGGCTTTGGCTTTACAGATGCAGATGTTGACACTTTCTTAGGCATTGATGATGATCCGTCAACAGAGCAAGCTTTTGCATCTATGCAAGATGACTTATTAGTGAATGAGTTTGCAGCATGTGGTGACAATGTAGAAGATTTTGAGGTAGTAGAAACGCATGACGCTAAAGGTTATGAGCAATTTGCAGATGAGGAAATTAATGTACTTAAAGCAAATGTGCTAGATTTAATTAGCAAAGACAAGCGTGTGACACCAGAGGTGATGGCTAAGGTCTTAAATAAAAGTGTTGAGCAAATAGATAATGCGCTTGAGGCGCTAAAGCTTGAGGGGTACTTAGTCCAGACTGGAATGGAAATAAGTATTTTAGCCCCTAATTACACACCAGTAGTGAGAAAATTGACTCAGCCTTTAAGTAAAATTCCGGGCGGTGACAAGACAACTAAGACCGAGGTGTTGCTTAGATATACTTACTCTGGGCCAGAGGATAGTAAAAATAGACCATTTTGTGCAAGGATGTTGCAACTGGCTAAGACTAAACTTTGGAGCCGTAGCGACATAGAGAATATTAGTGAGCGTTTAGGTTATTCAGTTTGGGATCGCAGAGGCGGATGGTTTACGGAGCCAAACGGCAACCATAGACCATATTGCAGACATAGATGGCAAGTTAAAATAGTAACTAGAAAAAAATAAGAAATGAGTTTAAACATACTTTTTATAACAGAAACACTTGTCAAAAGTCGCACCGCTATAAGTGATGCAATAGATGGCAAGCAAATCTTGCCAGTGATCAAACTTGCTCAAGATAAGTTTATATTGCCGGCTTTAGGATCTGGCCTTTATAACAGACTACAAGAAGGAATTGACATTGGCAATTTAAGCCAAGATGAGAAAAACTTGCTTGATAATTACATCACAGATACTTTGCTTTGGTTTACAATTGGCGAGATGGTGATCAGCACCAGCTTTCAATTTTTTAGCAAAGGCGTGTTGCAGAAAGGTGCAGAAGAGAGCAACACTCCATCTAAGGGCCAGCTTGAGTTATTAGAGCGCAAGTACATGAGCAATGGCGAATTTTACAAGCAAAGATTAATTGACTATTTGAGAGAGAATAGCACCATGTTTGAGCAATATTTACAATATGGTGATGGCTTTGATGCTATTGCACCACAGATACAAGCTTACACATCGCCGATCTATTTAGGTAGAAGAGGCACTACACGCAAAGTTAGCAATCTTGATTTGCCTTATAATTTTAACAATCCTTATGAAGATACGCAGTTATAAACGAGAGTTTGTTGAGCGAGTAAAAATGAAATTTAATGACATACAATCAAGTAATAAAGGAACTAAAAGCAATACTGGCAACGCATGCGATGATAAAAAGCATAAAGAATGCAACGCCAAGAGAGTGGCTCTTCGCAGATAGCCAGCCAGTATTTCCTATTGCTTGCGTAGCAATTAACAACGGATCACTTAACGTAGGCCGTGAGCAAGTCTATAATATCACTTTATGGTTTTTAGACAAGGCTGGACTTGAGGGTGAGTTTGAGCAAGATGTAACTAGCGATCAGTTGCAAATATGTGCTGACATTATAAGCAAGTTAAGGAATGGTGCAAACGATTGGCAGATTGATGACAATATAATATATAATTTAATACTAGATAAGTTTGAGGACTATTTGAGTGGTGTTGAGGTAAGCTTTAACATGACTACTTATTCCGATTACGATGCTTGTGACATACCATTAAACCCATAATAAAAATGAGTTGTAATTCTACAAGCGCTGACTTAAGGCCGGCGCAATACAATGTAAAGATTTGGCGCAATGATAGCTGGGCGCAGACCTTTGCTTTATTAGCAGACACTACGCCTATTGATTTAAGCGGTTGCACTATTTTAATACAAGTAAGACCTACGCCAGCAAGTAGCGTGGTGGCTTTGACTTTATCTACTGGCAATAGTAGCATAAGCATTGGAGGTATAAATCGCAATCAAATTACTTTAAACAAAATTGTGAACGTAGAAGCTGGTGCTTATGTTTACGATATGAATGTGACATTCCCTAGCGGCGAGGTCAAAACATATCTTTGGGGTAATTTTATTGTTCAAGAGGATATATCTAAAGTATAAAAAATGGAAATAATAAACGTAACGGACGAGATCATAGAAATAAATGTCACAGAGGCAGTTGTTAATGTTGTAACGCAGAATGGCGCATACCCATTGCCAAGCAATGTATTTAGCGTATTTGGCAGAGTAGGCAACGTAGTAGGGCAAGCTGGTGACTACACAACTAGCATAGTGGGTGAGGGTACAAATCTTTATTACACTCAAGCAAGATTCAATACTGCTTTTGGGAATAAGACAACAACTGACTTAGCAGAAGGTACAAACCTTTATTATACAAATGCTAGATCTAGATCAGCGATCAGTGAGAATATCACTGGACTTGAGTACTCAAGTGCAAGTGGTATTTTTAGTCTTGCCAGTGGGTATCTTATACCTACACAAGCAATGCTTGATGCAAAGCAAGACGATCTTAATGGCACCGGCATAGTTAAATCAACTGCTGGCACCATCTCTTATTTAACGGATAATACTGCAAATTGGGATGCTGCATATAATGACAAAATCAATAGTGCATCTGTTAGTGGTACAACAACAAAGACTTTAACTTTAAACCAGCAAGATGGTGGCACCATTACTGCAAGCTGGACAGATGACAATACAGATGCAGTTACAAGTGTATTTGGCAGAACTGGTGCAGTCATTGCAGCAAATGGCGATTACACTACAAGTCAAGTAACGGAAGGATCAAACCTTTATTTTACAAATGCAAGGGTGCATAGTGCTATAAGTGGCACGGCTCCAATTAGTGAGGTAAGCGGTGTTATAAGTATTGCTCAAAGTAATACAACAACGGACGGATATTTAAGTAGCACAGATTGGAATACTTTTAATAACAAGCAGCCATTAATTACTGCTGGCACAACGAATCAATATTATAGAGGTGATAAAACATTTCAATTGTTAAACACCTCTGCCGTTGCAGAAGGCACAAATCTATATTATACAGATACGCGTTCAAGATCAGCAATTAGCGAAAATATTACTGGGATTGATTATTCAAATGCTACTGGTGTATTTAGTCTAGCTAGTGGTTATATTATACCAACGCAAGCAATGCTTGATGCAAAGCAAGATGATCTTAATGGCACCGGTATTGTTAAATCTACTGGTGGCACGATTTCATACTTAACGGATAATACTGCAAATTGGGATGCTGCATATAATGATAAAATAAATAGCGCGGCGGTTACTGGCACAAGCACAAAGACTTTAACTTTAAATCAACAAGATGGTGGTACTATTACTGCAAGCTGGACGGACATAGATACTGGCTTGACCTCAGTAGGCTTATCTATGCCGGCGGCATTTAGTGTGTCCGGAAGTCCTTTAACAAGCAACGGCACTCTTATTGTTACTGGTGCTGGTGCAGCTTCGCAATATGTGCGAGGTGATGGCACTTTAGCGGATTTCCCTACACAAACTGGTGGCGGTAGTTCGGTATCTTATTATCTTAATTCTAGCGTATCGCAAGGAACTTTAGGCGGTGTTGCTTATAGACAATTAAGCAAAAATCCAGTTGCCGGTGCTGGTACGGATATAACTGCATCAACAAATGGTTATATAGCTAGCTACATAACAGATGCAAATGATCCATCATTATTAGAAGTGCCGGGCGGTAACTTTAACTGCGAATTTTATTTCAGCGTAAATTCAAATAATCACAATCCTTATATTTATGCAGAACTTTATAAATACGATGGTACTACTTTTACTTTATTAGGATCAAGCCAAGCAATACCAGAGTATTTAACATCCGGAACGAATTTAAATCCTTACTATTTTGCTATCCCAGTAGCAACGGCTTCTTTGACTTTAACAGATAGGATAGCGATTAGAATATATGTAGATGTAGATACTAGAGTTGTTACTTTACATACAGAAGATAATCACTTGTGTCAAGTAGTTACAACTTTTAGTAAGGGAATGACAAGTTTAAACAACCTTACTAAGCAAGTACAATATTTAACAACCGGAACAAGTGGTACAAACTTTGCTATTGTTTCTAGTAACGATACGCATACTTTTAATTTGCCAACCGCTTCGGCTACAAATACTGGTAAATTAAGTTCTAGCGATTGGAGTAATTTTAATACTGCATACAATGATACAATAATTAGTGCATCTGTTTCTGGTACTACAACTAAGACTTTAACTTTAACGCAACAAGATGCTGGCACAATTACGGCTTCATGGACTGATTTAAACACGGATGCCGTTAGTAGTGTATTTGGACGCACTGGTGCGGTTGTTGCTGCAAATGGTGATTATACTACAAGCCAAGTAACAGAAGGTACAAACCTTTACTACACAGAGGCAAGAGTTGATGCAAATGCAAATGTCGCTGCCAACACTGCTGCAAGACACGCGGCGGTTACAATAGGCACGGCAAATGGTTTAAGCTTAAGCACACAAGCTTTAAGCTTAGCGGCTGCAAGTACAAGCACAACGGGTGCTTTAACTAGCACAGACTGGAATACATTTAACGGCAAACAAGCGGCGCTTAACGGCACCGGCTTTGTAAAGATCAGTGGCACTACTATAAGCTATGACAATAGCACTTACTTAACTACAAGTGCTGCATCAAGCACTTACCTAGCTTTATCTGGTGGTACGCTTACTGGTGCTTTAAGTGGTACAAGTGCTACGTTTAGTTCAAATGAAGGTTTAGTAATAAATCCATCTTCTGGCGCTTCTCATAACACTTATAAAATTGGTGGTACGTCTTATGGTTTAATTGGGATTGCTGGTTCAACTAATGACCTTATAAATGGTTCTGCATTAGGGGATTTAAACATAAGAGCAACTAATAGCCAAAAAATATTATTTTCTACTAATAACGGAGGAAGTGCTGCTTTAACAATAGCTTCTACTGGTGCTGCTACATTCTCAAGTAGTGTAACGGCAACAAGTGCAACAAGTTCACCAGCGACAAGTGGTACAACGCAAACCGCTTCTTTAAGATTAGCATACTCAAATGGGGTTGGTTTAGATTTTGGTGCTTATGCAGGTTCTCCTTTTGGAACTTGGATTCAAGCAGTTGATAGAGGTGCTTTAGGTTCTACTTACCCTATAATTTTAAATCCTAATG